ACTGCCGAAACTGCCGAACTGCCGAAACCCGCTCGCCCTCGACGCCACACCGCCGCATCCTGCCCGCGCCAGTGCCATGTCTCTGCTCGACGTCGTTCGGCATAGCCGAAACTGCCGAACACTGCCGAACGCTGAATGTCTCGGCTTGATCGCTTTCGGCATTGCCGAAACTGCCGAACGCTGGCGCCAGCTGGCTGCGCGCCTGGCGTGGTGTTACGTTATAACATACCGCCTGGCCCTGGCGGGATGCGATGTGCAATAGATTGTATGGCGTATACAGTCAGCCCGCGGCCCATTGCCTGTAATAGATTGTATAATGCAGGCAGCCGGGGGGAGGGGGCCGGCGGGCCGCCCGGTCCAGGGCCGGAGGGGCTACAAACAAAATTTTTTCGTAGAAATTTTTTGCAACACAGCTTGTTGCAACGCGCCATTTGCACCCGCGTCACACAACATGGTACAAGCGGGCATGTCGATCTTCTCCCTCCCGTATGAGCCGCGGCGGCTGCAAGCGACGGAAGCGCGGCTGGAGGCCATCTACAACGCGGCGCGCAAGGGCCTGCGTGGGGACACGCTGGCGCTGGCCGCCGGAATGCGCCCCGCAGAGTACCGCAGCCTCTGCGAGTTCGACCCGCTGGCGGCGCTGGCCGAGGAGAAGGGGCGCGCCGACGGCGAGATGGAGATGTCGGAGGTGCTGCACACCGCCGCCCGCGAGGGCGACGCCAAGGCGGCGCTGGACATCCTCAAGCACGTCCACGGCTGGGTGGCAAAGCAGGCCGTGACGGTCGAGGTCAACCAGACGATCTCGATCACGAACGCGCTACAGGAAGCGCAGCGCCGCGTCATCGAGGGCGCCGCAGAGTCCGTCACCACCATCGAAGACGCACAGCCCTACCCGGAGCGCGTTCGTGCAGACGGTTAAGTACTCGCCCGACGACGAGATGGAGCTGATGAGCCGGCTGTGGACGCCGGCCATTAAGGACAACCCGCTGAAGTTCGTGCTGTTCGCCTTCCCGTGGGGCCAGAAAGGCACGCCGCTGGAACACTTCCAGGGGCCGCGCAAGTGGCAGCGCGAGGTGTTGCAGAACCTGGCTGACCACATCCGCAGCAACAACGGCAAGGTGGACTTCGACACCTTCCGCATGGCCATCTCGTCCGGCCGCGGCATCGGCAAGTCGGCGCTTGTCTCCTGGCTGGTCATCTGGATGCTGACGACCAGGATCGGCTCGACGACCATCGTGTCGGCTAATAGCGAGGCGCAGCTTCGCTCCGTCACCTGGGCCGAGATCACCAAGTGGCTTTCAATGAGCCTCAACAGCCACTGGTTTGAGGTCAGCGCGACGCGCGTCATGCCGGCAAAGTGGCTGACGGAGCTGGTCGAGCGCGACCTCAAGATGGGCACGCGCTACTGGGGCGTCGAGGGCCGGCTGTGGTCGGCTGAGAACCCCGACGCCTACGCGGGCGTTCACAACTTCGACGGCGTGATGCTGATCTACGACGAGGCCAGCGGTATCGACGACACCATTTGGTCGGTCGCTGCGGGCTTCTTCACCGAGAACACGCCGCACCGCTTCTGGCTGGCGTTCAGCAACCCCCGCCGCAACGCGGGGTACTTCTACGAGTGCTTCCACTCCAAGCGGGACTTCTGGGGCACGAAGATTGTGGACGCCAGGTCGGTCGAAGGCACCGACAAGCAGGTCTACCAGCAGATCATCGACGAGTACGGGCCGGACAGCACCCAGGCCCACGTCGAGGTCTACGGGCAGTTCCCCAACGCCTCCGACGACCAGTTTATCGGCGCCAGCTTGGTGGACGACGCCATGCGCCGCCCGGCGTACAAGGATCCGTCGGCGCCCGTCGTGCTGGGGGTGGATCCGGCGCGGTTCGGCAGTGACAGCACGGTGCTGGCCATCCGCCAGGGGCGCGACGTCGTCGCCATCAAGCGGCACAAGGGCGACGACACCATGACCGTCGTGGGCCACGTCATCGAGGCCATTGAGACGTACAAGCCAGCGCTGGTGGTTATCGACGAAGGCGGCCTAGGCGCCGGCGTCGTGGACCGGCTCAAGGAGCAGCGGTACAAGGTAAAGGGGGTCAACTTCGGCAACAAGTCAAAGAACCCGGTGATGTGGGGCAACAAGCGCGCCGAGATGTGGGGCGAGATGCGGGAGTGGCTTAAGACGGGGTCAATCCCGCAGGACCGCTTCCTCAAAAACGACCTGACCGGGCCGATGATGAAGCCCGACAGCAAGGGTACGATCTATCTGGAGAGCAAGAAGGACATGAAGGCCCGCGGGCTGGCCAGCCCCGACGCCGCCGACGCCATTGCCGTCACCTTCGCCTTTCCGGTGGCCCATCGGGAATATGTGGACAGAACCCTGCGGCGCAATTATGCTGCGGGCGGCATACAGACGTCTTGGATGGGATCTTAAGACATGTCGAGCAACACCAAGCCGATTGGCGTCGCCTACGAAGACCAAAACATTGTCGGCGCTGATACCGTCAGCGCAACAACCGTCAGCGGCACTGACGTCAACGGCGTGGACATTTACGCCTCCGACGAGATTGGCTACGCGGCAGCCGCGCAGAGCACCGTCACGCAGTTGACCGACAAGTCCACGGGCGTGACGATTAACGCCTCAGCGGGCCAAATTACGATGAACAATGCTACCCTCAACGCTACTACCAATGTTGCGTTTACTATGACCAACAGCAAAATATCCGCCAAAGATTTAGTGATTGTCAACGTGGCTGGCGGCGTGGCGTCAAATGTAACCTACAACTGCTGGGTTTCAGGCCACACGGCTGGTTCTTGCGCGTTTGTCCTGCGTAACATCTCAGCCGGTCCGTTATCCGAAGCCGTCGTGTTGAACTTTGCCATTATCCATTGCGTGTAAGATGCCAAAAAAAAGCGTATCGCTGGCCGTAGGCCGCGGCGAGAAGCTACCGACGAGCAAGGGCGCCGGCCTGACTGCAAAGGGCCGGGCCAAGTACAATCGCGAGACGGGCTCCAACCTCAAGCCCCCGGCGCCCAGCCCCAAGACCGAGGCTGACAAGGGCCGCAAAAAGTCCTTTTGCGCCCGCATGGCGGGTGTGGTAGCCAAGTCGGAGAACGCCGACCGCGCCAAGGCAAGCATGAAAAGGTGGAAGTGCTGATGGCCAAGCCAGGTCTTTACGCTGCAATCCACGCCAAACGCGCCCGCATCGCCGCCGGCTCTGGCGAGAAGATGCGGAAGCCCGGCAGCAAGGGCGCGCCCACCGCGGCTGCGTTCCGCGAGTCTGCCAAGACTGCCAAGCCCGCGAAGAAGGGTAAGTGACATGCCTCTGGTGAAGTCCACCTCCAAAGAGGCGTTTCGCAAGAACGTGAAGGCTGAGATTGCCGCCGGTAAACCGGCCAAGCAGGCGGTCGCAATCGCGTACTCGACCAAGCGCGAAGCGGCCAAGAAGGGCAAGAAGTAAGCATGGACCGGCCAACGGTATCCCGGCAGGAGGCGATAGCTGCTGGCGCAGCGCGCTACTTTACGGGCGTACCCTGCCGTAACGGGCATGTGGCCGAACGCTATACCGCTAACAAAACTTGCTGCGAGTGCGGCAACGCAATTGCAAATAGAGCGAAGGCTAAGGACCGCCAAAAGTACACCGCATCTTCTGTGGCTTGGGGTCGCGCTAACCCTGCTAAACTGGCGGAATACCAGCGGCGCAAAACCGCAAAACGCCCCGCGCAACGAAATTTATGGACTGCCAACTACCGAAGCGCAAAAGACGCGCGCCAACCGCAGTGGCTTTCTCTCTCGCATTTGCTTGAGATGGAGTCCGTCTACACCTACTGCTTCGCGCTTCGTAGCATTGGTTTAGACTACCACGTTGACCACATAGTGCCCCTTCGCGGCAAAACCGTTTCCGGGCTACATGTGCCTTGGAATTTGCAGTTGCTTCCTGGCCGAGAAAACATGAGCAAGGGGAACTCGTTCAGTGGCAGCTAACGACGTTCAAGCAGCGGGCAAAGTGTCCGACTCTGACGATACGGAGCGTCTGTCTGTTATGCGGCGCCGCTATACGCTGGCAATTTCAGCGTATTCGGACAGCCGTGAAGATGAGTTGGACGACCTGCGCTTCATGGCGGGCAGCCCGGACAATATGTGGCAGTGGCCAGCTGACGTGCTGGCCACCCGCGGGTCGGTGCAGGGCCAGACGATCAACGCCCGCCCTTGCCTGACGATCAACAAGCTGCCGCAGCACGTCCGTCAGGTGACGAACGAGCAGCGCCAGAACCGCCCGACGGGCAAGGTGATCCCGGCCGACGACCGCGCTGACGTGCGTGTGGCTGAGATCTTCGACGGCATGGTCCGGCACATCGAGTACATCTCGGACGCCGACGTTGCCTACGACACCGCCTGCGACAACCAAGTCACCTACGGCGAGGGCTACATCCGCCTTCTGACCGAGTACTGCCGCGACGACAGCTTCGACCAGGACATCAAGATCGGGCGCGTCCGCAACGCCTTCTCGGTCTACATGGACCCCACCATCCAGGATCCGTGCGGTTCGGACGCCGAGTGGTGCTTCATCACCGAGGACGTCAGCAAAGCCGACTACGAGCGGATGTTCCCAGACGCGGCGCCGATCTCCAGCCTTATGACGCAGGGCGTGGGCGACCAGAGCCTGTCGCAGTGGCTGTCGGAGGACATGGTTCGCATCGCGGAGTACTTCTACTACGAACACGAAGACGCGACGCTGCACCTCTACCCGGACAACATCACGGCCTTCGCCGGCACGCCGCAGGACAAGGCCCTCAAGGCCATGTTCGGCAAGCCGCTGCGGACCCGCAAGGTGGACCGCAAGAAGTGCAAGTGGCTCAAGACCAACGGCTTTGAAGTGCTGGAGGAGCGCGACTGGGCGGGCAAGTGGATCCCGGTCGTGCGTGTCGTCGGCAACGAGTTCGAAGTGGACGGCCAGCTCTACGTCTCGGGCCTTGTGCGGAACGCTAAGGACGCCCAGCGCATGTACAATTACTGGGTTAGCCAGGAGGCCGAGATGCTGGCCTTGGCCCCCAAGGCACCCTTCATTGGCTATGGCGGCCAGTTTGAAGGCTACGAAATGAACTGGAAGACGGCCAACACGAACAACTGGCCGTACCTGGAGGTCAACCCGGACGTCACCGACGGCGCCGGCTCGCCTTTGCCGCTGCCCCAGCGCGCTCCGCCGCCGCTGGCCCAGACGGGGCTCATCCAGGCCAAGCTGGGCGCCTCTGACGACATCAAATCCACCACAGGGCAGTACGACAGCAGCCTTGGCGCCCAGAGCAACGAGCGGTCTGGCCGGGCCATCCTGGCGCGCGAGAAGCAGGGCGACACCGGGACGTACCACTTCGTCGATAACCTTTCCCGCGCCATCCGCTACGTCACGCGCCAGCTCGTCGATATGATCCCGAAGATCTACGACACCGCCCGCGTGGCCCGCATTGTGGGCCTCGACGGCGAGGTCGGCATGGTCCGCATCAACCCGACGCAGCCGGAGCCCGTGAAGGAGATCCGCGACGAGAACGGGCTGGTGATCGACAAGATCTACAACCCGTCAGTCGGCACCTACGACGTCTGCGTGACCACTGGGCCTGGCTACATGACAAAGCGCCAGGAAGCCCTGGACGCCATGTCCATGCTGCTCCAGTCGAACCCGCAGCTTTGGACCGTCGCGGGCGACCTGTTCATCAAGAACATGGATTGGCCAGGCGCTCAGGAGATGGCCGCGCGCTTCGCCAAGATCATTGACCCGAAGGTCATGGAAGGCGAGGACCAGTCGCCCGAGATGCAGATGGCCAAGATGCAGATCGAGGCGCTGACGAAGGAGCTGAACCAAGTCGTTGGGATGCTCCAGCGCGTCGAGCAGTCCATCGAGGCCCAGGAAGTGCAGATCAAGGCGTATGACGCCGAGACGAAGCGCATTTCGGCCGTCCAGGCCGGCATGACGCCGG